AGCGCATAATCGCTTGTGCTGGTTGTGGTTGTGGTTTCCTTGACGCGATCCGCAAATACTAAAGCCATAGCAGCCCCCTAATTTAAATTACTTATGCAGGGTCTGGGATACCTATGTCAAAAGTCGCAAGAGTAAATGTGTTACCAGATGTTACCGCCTGAGAGGCAGTGAGAGATCCAGTAGCCATCAAGCGGCTATTGTTGGTGTCTACAATCGCATAATGAGTTGCAGTTCCAGTTCCGCTTACAGACCCGTCAGTAATATTTGCAACAGTCACCTTACGGCCTCCACCAGTTCGATCTGATGGCGCAGCGATTGAAAGACTTGTTGAATTTCCAAGGGTATAAGTAGAAGTCGCTTCTGCATAAGTGCTTGCTTCCTGAGAAGTCACGTCAATTCTATTGCACTCTGTATCAAGGGTTGTAAGGCCATTATCAAAGACCCTGTTGTTTAAAGTAGCCATATCATAAGTCTCCTTTTTGGCGATATTGGGAACGTATCATAGTTTGGGTTTTACATCAATCAGCCAATCAATAGCCAAAGGCTATGTAATAAACGGTATAGGTTCCGTCAAAAGCATCCAATCTGTTAAAGGTAAACTGATCCTTATTTATGGAATTTGTCCCGCTTAGGACTGTAAAACCGCCCAACGAACAAATTACGCCAAGACATTTTGTGCTGAAATCTGTTCCGAAATACACAAGTTGATTGCCATCGATGGCGCTTGTAAAAGTTCCAAATCTTAATTGAAATCCAGATGTATGATCAAACTTCCCGCCTGTTGAGCTAAACATACCGCTATAATCTGTTTGCGTGTTCAAAACAACTGGATCAAGCCCGCTTGTCTGTATTGATCCAAAGATAACACCATTACCACCTGAGCCCCCGTGCCCTCGCGAACTATCGCCACCCGCGCCACCAGACCCCACGACAATCTGGCTTAATGTGACGCTTGTCGCATCGCTAATGTCAAAAGTGTTGTTAATAGTTTGGGCCGCTCCACCACCCGCGCCACCATACCTTGAACTTGTATCCCAGTCATAATCTCGGCCACCACCGCCGCCTCCTCCAGAGCCAAGAGAACCTGCGCCACCTGTTTGACCCGCGCCGCCGCCTGAGCCTCCGTTTGCTCTCGAACTTGACTGCCCCGCATCCCCATCTGTTTTTGCCGCGCCTCGACCTACAGCCGCCGCTCCACCTGTTGCCGTAAAGTTATAGGTTCCAGCATTAGCGCCAGAAACTATTGTAAGCCTATAGGTGGTATCGTTTCCGCTTTGTGCGCGGGTTCCATTTTGACTTTCAGCGCCCTCGCCGCCGCCGCCGCCGCCAATACCGTTCAAAGTTACTTGGATTGCGTTTGGATTAACACTACCGCTTTTTATTGTTGTTGTGTTGCTAGTCGTTGACGTAATATCCGCAATGGAAGTCACACCCGTAGCTTGCTTTGTGATCGTCGGCTGAATTAACTTGGTAAGCAATGGAGTAAACTCAATCCCATGCTCTCCTGTTTCCCCCGAATTGCTTAGGGCGGTAAATGCAAAATCAAAGTTTGAAGCCCCAGTTCCCGCAGGATTTCCAAAGAAAATTCCATTATTGGCGTCTGAATACTGTTCTTTTCCTATGCGCCAAGCCGCACCATCTAAAAGATCAACATCTTCGTTTACAATAAGCTGGCCCGCTGTGATCTCTTGAGCTTGAAGTGATTGCGTCAAAACTTCTTGGCTAAGAACCAATGGAGAAAAGAAAACAGGACTATCAAAATCAATTGAATTAGCTGTCCAATCTTGTGATGAATAATCCCATTTTCTTGCAGAAGCTTGGATAAATCTTATCTGAACCGATTTGCCAGATGGCACAGATGTCAGGTTAAACCTACTTAAAAATTGAGGCTGCAATATTACAGAAGCACTGTTTCCCGTAGTATCAGGAGTTGCCGATAAAAAATCGCCTCTTTTTAATTGCTCGTCATCATAGATAACGACTGTTTGCGCGTCTGGTGTATGCCCGCCCGTAAGGGTAAAAGTTGTTTGACCAGAAGTTGTTGTAAATGATTGTGTTTTCGAGAAAACAAAACGCCCCCAAACAACAGCATCATCAGGAATATCTGACATTTGAGCCAGCAATGGATTGATATTTAAAAACGCCTCATCAAGTTTTGCCTGTGTGGTAGAATTATTTGGGCGTGGATCAACCCCCTGCTGAACGTTGCCTACCTCGTTATTCATTGGGATGTCAGCGCCATTTAAAGAAACAATAAGCCCGCTTTGACCTGTTGGACCCTGCCTCCCTACTCCGACCCTATACCATTGATTTATGGTATCAATATTCCCTACTGAGGATTGCAGGGAACCCTCCATGAAGTAAAAGCCGCCGCTGCTACTTCCACCCATATTTCCTGTTGGGGTGTACCAGCCCCAATTTTGATCGTTTTCATAAATTAAAATACCGCTCCCAGATGGAGTTACGGCATCACTTATGTCAGCTTCTAGTTTAATTACGGTTGAACTACTTGAGGCGGTAGAAAACCCATCTTCATCTAACTTAATGAAAATTGTTGAGGGAAACGGCCCATCACTTATTCTAGTGTTTTGATCTGACGCAGAAGTCCCAAAGAATATTTTACCATCCCCAGTTGGTGTGGTGTCACTCGTTGAAAGATAATAAGCATTTTTTGTCATTATGGGCGTAGCGTCCGCACCCGAAGCCCCAGTGGCCCCATCCTCTACAAATTTAATAGGGGTTGACCAAGTTAAACTACTATCGGTTCCCGTAGGCCCAGAAACGCTTGCAGTAGCATTTGAAATGTAAACAGGATCAGAGCCACTTGGAACTCCATCGCTCCACCCGCCGCTTGGAACAGTTAAAGTGTTGGTTGTAAAGTTATAAGACCCACCTGATGGAGTTTGGATTGGTCCAGTTGCAGACCTAAGAAATATACTTGCTACAAAAGTAGAAAGCCCATTGGTTCCATCGGTGCCATCAGTGCCATCAGTCCCGTCAGTACCATCAGTCCCATTTTCAGCATAAAGGTATGGAGTTGACCACGTTCCCGCTGTATCTGAGCCAGTATCGCCTTGAATTTGAAATTGGAAATTACACGCATAAATTGGGTTTGTTCCCGTAGGGATGCTTGCAGACCAACCCGTTGGAGGCGTTAGGGCATTAGTGCCAAAATTAAAAGTACCACCAGACGGAGCTTGTGTGATTGCTGACGATGATCTTTTATAAACTGTTGATTGGAACGTAGATAATCCCGCTGGCCCGACAACATCAGAAGAAACTGTTCCGCTTCCCGCAGGGGATAGATTATTAAGTATTTTTTGCGCACTGCTGGTATCAGGATTTCCAGAAAAATCTTTTGCAATAAGCTTGTAATAATGAGTTGAATTTTGTGTCAGACCGCTATCAACAAGGCTGGTGCCCGCAGACGATCCAATCTTGCTGAAAGTTCCATTTGCCGTTGCAGAATGATAAACATCCATAGAGGCAAAATCAGAAGGGAAAGTGTATGTCGCCCATGAAATCTCTAACTGCTTTACCCCCGCCGTTACGGTTGGGGCGCTTGGGATATCAGGAGCCTCTGTATCATTCGCTGCCGTTACATTTATTGTAGCGGGTGGCCCTGCGTTCTCGTTGACCGTGATAGCCCTAACGCTAAAATTGTAGGTTGTGCCAGCCGTGAGCGGTTCGATCTCTATGGCGTTATTTGGCGCAATCGTAGAGGAATAATTTGAAAGACTGCTTGGCTTCCATTGCACTTCGTAGTGCCTTATCTGAGCGTTTGAAACAGCGTCCCACGAAAGAACAACCCGCGACATTGTAGTTCCATCTGTCTGCAAAGATGACGCTGTTGTCTCTGCAAGCCCTGATATTGACAAACCAGACGTGTTATCACCGAGGCTTGTATTGTTATGCGTAATGGCTTGATATTCGTCCTGAGTGATTGACCATTGGTAAGCTGTAGATGAGGTTTCTTGTAAGTTAAGGCTTACGGAGGGATTAGAACCATCTAGGCCGCTCATCTTCCAGCCCATGACCTTGAACAGCTTTCGCGTCCAGCCATAGCGATCAAGGGTCAATTCGATTGTATCGCCCACTTGAACGCCAAAAGCCTTCTCAAGTGTAAATGTCGCTGTAACAGATATTTGCTCACGGCCAACAAAAAGAACTTGTTTCGCAAGACGCTGTGCTGTTGCGCTGTTGGTTGTTAAAGGGAGAGTGAGGTCAAGAACACTTTCTTGACCATTATCTTCTGATAGGCTTGGGATTTGTTGTTCTGGGTAATCTGTGGGAATAAACCGACCATCCGCAGACCCATCTATAAATGTGCCCCTAACCGTGTTGACCGTATCACGCCGTGAGAAGCGTGTAGAGACGCTAATGTCACTGATAACATCGTCATACCCAAAAGCGTTTACCCCACTCACAGATGCGTCTGCTGAGGTGAATGAACCAGCTAAAAGCCTCCATTTGCCCTGCCCATAAAACAAGGTTCCATTCAGCGTTGTCATAAGCGCATTTAAATTCTGTTGCGGGGTTCCTCCAGTCTTGATGGCTCCATTTATCTTAAAAGAGTTTTCCTCAACGCCCGATGCACCTATTGAGGCACAAGCAGATATCGCTGTTGCGATCATATCATCGTCAATGGATGTTTGCTCTGCACCAACGCCGAACTCAGAAGTAAGATAATCCCTTATGGCAAGCGCTGGCTCGTCAGAATATTGCCATGTAGAAGGGGTATTTTTTCTGTGACTGCTAACCCCTAGAGAACTTTGGTAAGCGCTACTCGTGCTGTCTTTTCGAGGGTCATATACCTTTTTACCGCGAACTTTCGCAGTTATCAGTGGAGTGCCGCCTGAGAAAATGTCAGCGTCATATTCCATCCTGATGTAAATGCAAGCAATACCCTGCCCTTTGAACGTAGTGTTTATATCTGTTGGCTTGTTAAACGAACCACCAAGACTTTGAAGGTCACTGTAAATATTCTGAGTTGGGGAACCAGTAAACTTTTTAATATAAATCTTTTGGCCCCAATTTGTTCCACCCGCGCCAGTGGTCACATAACCCTCTGAACCAGAGGCAAAGCTTACGATTTCATCTTGGATATAAATGTCACCAATACTATCTACTTCATGCCCAGCTAAAATTAAAAATCTGTGCAAATATTTATTGTCAGAGCTAACCTCTGCATAAGTGATTACGCCGCCCTTTCTGACCTCACCATAAACAAGCTCAAAATCCCCCACTGCGTCAATCTGGTTCGTCAGCCCTCTTGACTTGCCCCCATCACCCAAACCCTTGAGTTTATCATCAAGGGCCGCGCTGAGAGCAACAGCACTGACAGTTGCGACAACGGCAACCCCTACGGCGTAAGTGACCGCTGCGCTTGCTGTGACACCCGCCGCACTAAGAACAATCGCACCAACTACCGCCATCAGTTCAACCTTTTAGAAAAATTGTTTTCGATATGAGTATAACCCATTCTGTGAAGTAGCGCATCAAATGGTTTGTGGATCTTGGTATTCACAATCAAAACAGAAACTCCATCTTCTTTGAGAAATTTCTCAGCTACCTTCAAAAGCTTCATTCCCGCCAAACCCTTTCGATAGTCTGGGTGCAAAAATAAAACATCATTATAAGCAAAAATATGGTCTTTGTAGTGCATTGATCTTTGAGCAAGAACAACAAAATATCCAACTAAAACCCCATCATCACGGGCAGTGAATACCTTTAGAACGCCCTGCGCTTCTGCGACCTCGTATTGATCCCAATCAGGATTGAGTTTGATTTCATCTTTGTTGAGCGCGATCTGCTCCCAGTGCAATTTTATAAGAGCTTGGATCTCAATATAAACAGAAGATAAAAATTCCTGTTGGTATCTCATTATACCCCTTTGCCCCAATCTATTTTTTGGTCTTGCAAATCCTCAACAAAAGAAAAAAAGCTGTCTCCATTATAAAGGTTTGAATGGCTTTCCTGTGTGTATCTAAATGGCCTTGTCCGCTGCAAATCAATGAGCTTACTTTCAAGCTTGGCTTGGATTGTCGATGTTTCTGGCCCATCTTGGATCAAAAGCTGATCCATATAACCTTCAAACATATTTGTAAGGTTCGCGTTTCCCTGAACCCCAAAGTAAACATATGCTGAACGCCCGTGATATTCGTGAGAAAGCGCCGTTGTAACTATTGAAGAAGGTATGCCCGATAAAACCAAACTTATGCCTGTAGCCTTTAAGTCAGTAACTTCTTCAAGGCCAGATATTTTCAATAAACCGCCTGTTCCGTAATAGGTTTGACCGTTTAGTGTTTTGGTTCCCACCCCCGTCCATAATCTTAAGGGCGCGGAGGCGCTTGTGCTTGGATCGTAAAAATTCAATTCAACTGCATAGAAAAGCTTTACCTCTGGTTGAAGCAAAGCTGTCTTGATTGTGGAATTAATATCTCTTGGCATAATGCCCCCTTATTTTTTTGCAGGGGCTTTCTTGCGCTTGGCTTTTGTTTCTTCTGGCCCCGCGTTGCCCTGCACCTCAATGGCTGCGCCGCGCTCAATCATAGACTTCGCCAGCTTCTTTTGCCAAGCCGTATCTGTGGGTATAATCTCACCAACAAAATATTTTCGGGCTTCTGTTCCTGATGCGTTGCTTTCACCAGCTACGCTGTAAATCATTTGTACTTGCTTCATAGACCCACTCCTTGAGGGGTGAGGGGAGCGGGTGGAGGCGCTCCCCTCGTTTGCTCTTTATGAAGTTGCGTGTTTCAGAACGCGCATAGCTTCGGCAAGAACCACTTTACCACCGACACGGCGGCGAGCGATATAACGGAC